CGGTATACCGCAGTACGCAGTCCCACGGGTAATTGTAGTACCCGCGCGTGTATATCTCGCGCCCGGTCTGGTCGCCGGTCTGTCCGCCGGTCGTAGTGCCGTACTCGTTGATGCTTGCCTGCACGAGCTGTCCGCCGCCGATATACAGGGCGGTGTGATGCACGTGGTTCAAGAGCACGTCGCCGCGCTCAAGCCCCGCGCCGGTGCCGAGGTCGACGCTGCCCGTCACGTCCTCGAAGCCGCAGCGCAGCATGTCCCCGCGCATGTTGCCGGTGTAAGTGCAGCTGAGGGGAACCCCTGCTTTCCTGAAAGCGGAGATCACCAGACTGCTGCAATCGTAGTCAGGCCCCCAGCGGCCGGCCTGATCGTAGCCGTGGCTGTCGTCCGCCGCTATCTCCAGTGCGCGGGTCACGGCATTGTCAATAATTCCCATGGTGCCCTCCTCATGTCACTGTCGTAAATCTTAAGAGCAGCCACCCTGTCGGGTCTACGCTCTCGCGTGCGTCTTCCGTCAGCAAGCCGCTGTCGGTCTTATCGTCGTCAGGCATCACTCGTCACCTCCGTTACATAGAGTCCCACCAGATCGACGAGGTTGAACGCGAGCGGCTTACCGCTGTCGCGTGTGCAGAGATAAACCTTGCCGTTCTGGCTGTAATACTTGCCGTTGAAAACTTCCATCGGCTGAGTGAACGGGATAGGATCGTCAATCGTGCCGCTGTGCTCTTCGTCTATAACTTCGTAGAGCGCAGCGGTCGGCACGCCCGGCACCCACTCGGCGCTGAAGGTGTGCTCCGACGCGTCGGTGCGAACTCTGTATAGCGTATCGCCGTGCAGGAAGCGCTGTCCCGGCGTTGCGGTCGTGCCTATGAGATTAGACCACTGCTGATAAATAAGCTTGCAGGTGCTCGCCTGCGCGTCCGAGAGGGCATTCCCCGCGGTGTCCATCGCCGCGCGGAGCTTCTGTGCGCTGCTAAGATAACTCATGCCGTCTCCTCCTCATTAGTCACGCCGAGCAAGTCAAGTGCGGCGCGCATGTCCTCAACTTCAGCAGAGCTGCCACCCTGCTTGATCTCGGCAATTTTGGCAAGAATCGCATTCTTACGCTCTTCTATCGTCATGATGTTACCTCCAGTGCGGCTTCAATCTCGGTCAGTGCCGCTTCATACTGTGCGTTCTGCGCCGCCACGTACGCCGCCTGCGCCACGTATGCTTCGCCCAGGTCTTTCCACGGTGCTGCCATGTTCGTGAACACCTCTCCGTCCTCGCGCGTCCATGTCTCGCCCTCGGGGACGAAGCGGTAACTTTCTATCCATTCCGGGCATTTGCCATTGAAGTCGTTAACCTCAATTGCTCTGCGTCCGTCAGATGCGGAGACGTAACACTTATAATCGCTGTCTATGTAGATTGTCATGCTGCGCCCCCTCATTCAAGCCAGATGTTATAGATTTTGCCGGCAGAATATGATCCTACGACTTTAATGTACTCCGAGTCTGTCAGCGCCGATATATCGCACTGCACCGTATTCCGGGCAATTGCGCCCTGCGCTGTGCTGGTAACTTTGGCAGTCCAGTTAGTATTATTGATCGTAGTGGAGGCCGCGGCATCTGTGCCGACGCCAAATCCCATGCCGTAGGTCCCGCCGTAGTTGTATGAGCACTCAAAATCGACACACAGTTTTGTATAGCCACTCAACGCGACGGCGGGGTCGATATAGAATGCTACGCCGCCGCTACTGGAGTTGCCAGACCAACTGATTGTGTCGCTTGAAACTGTCGGCGCAGAAGTCATGCTGTTGCTATTGATCGAGTACCCAGACGTCAGCCCCGAGCCATTTTTAAAGATATAGAGCCCATACGTCAGCTCCACGGTCTCGACCTGTCCCTCAGCAGTGATGCTCACAGCCTTGCTCGCGCTCTTGTTGCCGTTTACAGCCTTGACCGTCCATGTCCCGGCGGAGGGGATAGCGAATAGTGCTTTACCGGTTGTATCCTTTGCTGTCAGCGTCACGCTGCCATTTGAACAGGTGCAGACGCTTCCTTCCGGATACGTCACGCCGATAATCGCGTAGGGGTCGGCCGCCTCAAACGTGCCGGTGATCTTCTCGCCCTTCTTGTCGTGAGCGGTGACGCCCTTGAGGAGCTTCGCAGCCTCGACGGTGTCGCCGGTGAGGTCGATCAGCGTCTCGCCATAGTAGACAATCTTACTGTTTCCCATGCTCAGGCCCCGATCGTGACGGTCATACCTCCGGCAGCGTTCGCAGCGCTGGTGTACGGCACGGCGGCAATAACGACCTCGGAGAGGTAGTCGTAACCCTCGTCGGGAAGGATCGTCTGTGCCGTCTTGGCCGGGGTCGCGTTCTTGCTCTGCGCGTTGACGCTCTCGCCGCCGTAAGTACCCTTGACGCCGAGGATCGTCACATCTTTTTTGATATTCCCGGCGACGAGCTTCAGCTTTTCCGCAGCGGCTATCCCGACCTTGCCGCTGCCGTCGTGGTAGCCGAGCTCAATGGTGTACTCGCCGTCCTTGGAGGCAATCTCCCCGGCCGCAGCGCCGCGGTTCGGCATGGTGCCGGTAAGCTTCGCGCCGCGCGCGTATGCGGTCTCTCCGGCGAGGAGATCGTCCACGTTCGCGGTGGCGTCGCTCGTGTCGCTGTCAAACTCACACGTGCCGATGACGGGGTCACCGGCCTTGTCGTGCGCGGTGATGCCCTTGAGCAGTTTCTCCTTGGTTACGGTGTCGCCGGTGAGATCCATCAGGGTCTCGCCGTAAAAAATTATTTTACTGTTTCCCATTAGTTATCTGCACCTCCTATGTTGCAGGTTTTCCCTCCGGCGGCGTTGGTGGTCTGTTGAAAAGTGACGCCCCGGACGTTCACGTCCTTGCGCATGACGAGCCCCTCGGTCTCCAGCACCTGTGCCGTCCGGAGCGGCTCGACTTCATACGCGCCGTCATAATAATCATAGATGCCCCCGCCGCTGCCGACGATGGCGGGGCCGAGCTCAACGGTCAGGGCCTCGTCTATCAGCTCGACGGTCAGCCCGCAGCAGCCCATCACAGCACCTCCTTGTCGGGCGAGGCGATCACGCTGAAGGCGGTCTTTATCCTCGCCCCGCGGAGGCTTTCGGCGGAGAACTTCGGGCGGATTATCGCTTCATTGACTCCCGGCGTCATGCCCAGCGTTTCCTCCTGCGTCAGTGGGAAGAGAAATCGGCCGGAGGAGTATGTGATCTCGCCGGGATAGCGCTTTTCAACGCCGCCTATCGTGACCTTGACCGCCTGTATATCGGCGGTGGTCACTTCTTTGCCGTTGAGTTTGATGGATATCGGGACGCTCAGCGCGTCCCCCTGAAGGATAGTCAGCATAGTGTACCTCCTTATCCGGATTTCGGCACGCCGATCACGTAGTCGATCAGGTACGTGCCGCTGTCGTAGGACAGCTTCACACGATCCCCGGCCTTCAGCGTAAGAGCAGCGTTGCCTTTGTACTTTTTTGTCGACGGTGCGGATTCGCCCGCGAAGATCAGCGTCACGCCGTCGGTCGCGACAGCGCCGACCGTGGCAATCAGGAACTGCGGACGCTCTGCCTCGGCGGCGGACAGGTTGAAGAACTCATCCATTACAGCACCGTCCTTTTCGCAGTGTGCTTCATGAGCTCACCGGCGCGGAGCGTGAGGCTCCAGCCGGTCTCCTCATAAATTCCCCCGATGGTCGGGTGATCTATCGCGATAATGTCCCCGACGCCGTGTCCAGCCTCGGCCAGTGTGGAAAACTCGACCGTCTGTGTGCTCAACTGAGACTCTGTAACAAGCCTCTTCGCGTAAGCGTCAAGCGCTGCCTGATCGGCGATCTCGTTGACCTTGACCTGCTGGCAGATGCGCATCCCGCGCCTGATGGTGCTTTTGGAAGACACCGGGGAGTCGTTGACTGCGGTCGCTGTCAGAGTCGCGCTCCGGTCGGCGTTGGCGCAGGTGCAGATGAACACGTTAGGCGCGGAGAAGATGTCCGTCCCGGCGCTGTAATCCGGGGCCATAGGTTCTCGCAGAATGTTTCGTGAACTGTACCGGTGCTTGATCCGCTCGACGGCAGGCGCTGCATAAGGCTCAAGATGCGCCAGCCCGTCTCCGTCAAACCAGACCTCGCGGTATACGATCTCGCCCATCAGAGTGTTGATAATGTCGAGCCTCGTCGTTCCCGGCTCAAACTCACGGTCAGCCGGAAGCGTGGAGGCGTTGGGGATGATGCGCGTCCGGGCTATGTTTGCCGCAGCAAGCTGCTGCTCAGCTGCGGTTATATAGTTCGTCCCGGCCGCGATGAACAAGCGGCTTTCAATTCGGTCATTTTTCAGTATCCAGCCGCGGTCATAGGCGGTGATCTGCTGCCGTTCTCCGGTCGTGCTGCCTTGCAGCGTCGGAGTTGTTGGGCGGAAGATGCCCAGGCTCTTCCAGCCGGTGCCGGTGAAGATCATCGGCTGGAGTTCGTCGCGCAGCAGGTCAAAGTCCGCGTCGGGGACGATCTCTCCGGAGAAGCTGCCCTTTATTTCACCGTCAGCGGCAAACTTGATGTTCGGCGCGTCGTCCGGGGAGAAGAGCAGCTCCGCAAGAAACGCCCCATTGCGCAGCGCGTTGAGTTTGTATCGCGTCTCACGCATCGAGGTCGACCTCCTCCGGATAGTGCATCTGGCTCACGGCGAAGTTGTAAGAGCTGTAGAACATGCTCTCCGTCTCGCTGAGCGTGTCGAGGATTCCTATGACCATCTTGCCGCCCGGCGTCTTGAGACAGACGGGGGAGCCCATCAGGGCCTCCAGCGCGGCCTTTTCGGCCTCGTCGTCCGTCGCGTAGCTGACGGATATCGACCGGTCGCAGAACTCTGTCAGCTCTGCCTCCGGGAACTTCCGCCCGGACAGATGCGTCAGGCCAAATGTGCGCGAGGCCTTGATGGTGTTCGTCCTGTGCTGTGCCGTGGAGAGCCTTAAAAACAGCCATTCTCCGGAGCCTAAAGCCGACATCATGACGGTTTTAGGCATGACGGACACCGTGACCTCATTCGAGAGGGAATAGTTATAAGTCCCGTCCGATGCGCAGGCGCGCACCTGATACCTCACGGTGCCGACGGAGTAATCGTCCGTATAGCTGTAGTCCGTCGTTTTAGCTATCGCGACGCCGTCGCGATAGATCACAAACTCAGTCCAGCTCCCGGCGTAATTCCATGACAGCTCCGCGCGGTGATCCGCGTCGACCGTGAGTACGACGGCCCCGCTCGCGGTGTGGCTGACGGTAAAGGTCGCGCTGCCCCACTCGCTCCACAGTCCATAGCTGTTCTGGCTGCGGACGCGGAATGTATGCGCCCCGTCGTCGAGGTAGACCGGGCAGCGCCACGTCTTCTCACTGCCGTACTCGGTGACGTCGATGATGTCGTCAAGCTGTAGCTGAAAGGCGCTCTGCTCGCTGGTCTGCCAGTTTATGAGAGGCCGCGGGGAGGCGTCCTTGACTACGATCACGGGCTTGGTCGGGCCTGCGACGACTACGAACGACAGCGCGGTGCTCCACTCTCCGGCAGCGCCGTCGAGGTTGTAGGTGCGTACTCTCCAGTACCATGTCCCGGAGGTGAATGTACCGGCCGGGGCGGCGTACTCATTGGCTGCGCCCGTCACAGTGCCGAGTGTTGTCCATGCACTGCCGTCAGCGCTCTTCTGTAGCTCTGCCTTGGTCTGAGCGCTGCCGCTCTCGTTGCTGTGAGTCCAGCGGAATGTGATTGCCTGTGTGCCGTCTTCGAGGGAGCTGTCGGGGCTGAGCGGCGTCGCGACAGGAATGGTGTCGGCGGTTGTAAAAGCCGTCCACGCCGAATATGCAGCGCGGCCTAAATTGTCGACTATTTTGAACCGATATTCATAGTTGCCGGACGCGAACAGGTTGGCCGGGGCGGTATAACTTATGCCGGAAGCAGAAACAACGGCAGTTTTGCTGGTGACAGCGGTCGCGCCTGCGGTGCGATATTCAAGAGTGGCACTTTGGGCGGAAAGCGCCGCGAACGATATGGCACTATTCCCAACGCTGGCCATAAACGAGACCTTTTCGGCCCTGTTAACAAAGCTGCCTGCGGCGGGGGAAACCGGAGATACTACAGCGGTGACGTCCGAGTCGCCGAGGGTTGCAATGATAACGGGGGCTTTCTCGGCATGTCTCGAACTTGCAAAGCGAGCAATTGCTGAGGAAGCTCCGCTCATTCGGGATACTCGGCAATCCAAACGGAGCCCGTATACTGCGGCAAGAGCGGCTCCATCCGGTTTCAAATCAGTCTGGTTCCACTCTATGGTCGTGTATGAGCCGACATGAAAGGAGCCCTGAAGTGTTGAATCTATGGCAGGTTGATTTGAGTAATTGACGCTGTCTTCGTTGAAGCTTTGCTGCAAACCTTTCAGGAAAGTTTGACAATACGAAAGGCTCTTCCCGGCTCCGCACTTGAAGATCGCCGAGAGAATGGGGCGGTATTTGTAAGCTTCCGATGGGGCGTTGAAGCCGAGATAGATATAATAGTTGGCGTCCGGGTAGGTACTATCATCCGAGTACCACGGGAAGTCAAAGATGTCACCGGTATGCACATTGGTGTCACCCCAGACTTTAGCCACCGCCGCCGATTTATTCGCAGTCAGTGTCAGTGTCGTGCTCATCTCGGCGCTCCCTTCATCCGGCGGACGCGCTGGGCGTCGCGCACTATCTCAATAATGTCGTTGAACTCCTGAATCGTCCGCGCCTCAATGTAGACGTTGACAGGCGCGTCGTAGCCGCCGTCAGCGCGCGTCTCCTGCGCGTTGGCGATGACCGTACCCTGCGGCAGGTAGACGGTCTCCGGGCCGTTCTCGCCGACCCTCGTGCGCCCTCCGGGGAAGTTGTCGTTGCCCCCGGCGTTGTGGAAGTAGTTGCCTGTCCACTGGCCGGTCGTCGGGTCGTAGTAGTTGCCGGTCGAGTCGTAGTAGCTCTCGGTCTTATAGTCCGCGCCGTAGAGCGCCTTCTGAATGTTTGAAGCCTTGTTCGGGTTGAGCCCGAGCGCGGTGCTGATGCGGTCGCCGTTGAGCGTCAGCAGGCCGACGATCAGATTGATTGTATCTGCTGCCCATGCCAGCGTCCCGGCAATGCCTTGCAGCAGAGTCCCCAACGGGGGGAGGATATCAGCGGTGAGATCGCCCAGCGGCTCAAGCAGCGAGACGGCGCTGTCCAGTATCGAACCGAACGCCTCGACCGCACCGGAGTCGATAAGAGCTTTGCCGACCTTCTCTATGAGCTCGCGTGTCTCATTGAGAGCGTCGGACATATACGGCGCGTACTCTGCGCTGATCTGCTTGCTGACGGCCTCCTGAGACTTCAGCAGCCGGTTCTGTGCTTCGTCGACGGCGGTCAGCGCCTTTAGCTGGTCATTGCTGAGGATGTAGCCGACGTTTTCGGCCTCGGCCGCGTACTTCTTCAGCGAACCGGAGCCCTGCTCGATAAGCGGGTTAAGCTTCTGCGCACTCTCGTTAATGAGCTCCATGGCCAGCGCGTCGCGCTCTGCCTGGTTGCTCATCTCGCCGAGCCCGTCTATGGCGTCGAGAAACACGTCATAAGAGTCGCGGAGATTGCCCCCGGCGTCCGTGACCGACACGCCGAGCTGGTCAAACTTCGCGGCGGTCTCCTCGTTGCCGTTCGCCGCGTCGGACATCTTTGTGGTTAAATCTTTAAGGGAATCGGCGAGCTGGTCGGAGCTGACGCCGATAAAATCCTCGGCATACTGGAAAGCCTGCAAGTCCGTCGTGCTGATACTGGTCTGCAAGGACAGCGACTCAAGCTCCTTAGCCGCTGCCGCGGTCTCCTTGGTGACGTCCATCAGCTTTTTCTCGAGCTTAATGACGACCGCGACGACCGCGGCAACGCCGGCTGCCGCCGCGGCAGTGGAAGCCGGGATTTTGCCGAGCCCGCCGGTGAACTTAGAGATACCGTCCGGCAGCTTAACACCGAGCTTGTCAGCGACAGTATCGAGCACGTCGCCGAGAGAAGTCACGCCCTCGGCGGCCGAGCCGGTCGAATCGGAGACCTCGTCAAGCGACTTGTCCATGCCCTCAATAGCCGTCTGCGTCCGCCCCATCTCGCCGTAGGTATTGGCGAGCGCGGCTTCGGCGTTGTTGAGCTGGATTATCCAGTTCTGTGTCCGGGAGTCGGCTTCGCCGTAAGCCTCGGCGGAGTCGGCGACGGCCTGCTTGAGAGCCTCGACCTTGTCCTTCTGCGTCAGCATCTGGCGTTCGAGGATGTCATATTTCTGGGTTAAAAATTCGGCGCTGTCGGTGTTGCCGTCATACTCGGCAGTGAGCTTATTCATCTCGGACTTGAGCACCTTCGCGCCGTTGTTGATCTCGGTTATTGCCCGTCTGAGCTTTTCTTCACCGGTGACCGTGAACTCGGTATTTACTTTGCGTGTCGCCATTTAATCACCTCCAAGGAAGAACTCGCGCGCAGACGGTTTATCACGGCTTTGGAGCGGCTGGGGGCGCTCCGGCGGGAGCAATGCCTCACACAGCGCGTTCAGGCGGCGCGGGCAGAGCCCATACCAGAAGCTTTCCTCCGTGCCGTTGAACCGCGTCAGCCAGACGGCGAGAGCCTGCGCAAAATCAATTTTCAGCTCCGGCAGTGCGCCGGAGCTCAGTTTTTTTCGGCGCTCCCTTCGGGCTTGGTCTCGACTTCATCGTCTTTGATAATGGCCTGGCGGACGAATCTGACAATTGCCATTGCTTCATTAACCGCGGCAGAGAAGTCAGAGATAGGCGGCATGTACTTAGAAACATCGTGGATGTCAAAGTGCTGCGGCCAATGGTGCCTATGAGCACACCCGTTAAGCATAGAGGTGAGAGCTATTGCCGCAACGCGGAGATACGCGGTTCCATCAATTAGAGCGTTGAGGTTTCCCATCTCGGCTTGAATGTCCATGATGGTGTTGTAGTCGGCAATGAGGTCATACTCTACATCGCCGATTTTCTTGTACATCACCTTGTTTCGAATATCCATAACTTACCTCACGCCGTCATCTGGAGCTGTTTCTTACACCATGCGAGAGCGTCGGTCTCCGAGTCGACCTCGGCGATCTCCATCATCAGCGGAGCGGTCGTGCCGGACTTGCGGTCTGGCGAGATAAATTCACCGGTCGTGGTCGGGGTCGTCCACTGGATACTGTCGTTCTCGGTCTGGTAGGCCATGCTCGGCGGGCCGAACATCGCCTTGCGGACAAAAATGCAGATAAAAGCGTCCGAGTCGTCGGAGTCGTCGGCCGGGACGTATGTAGCTATACCGACGTAGCGCCCGCGGGTGTTCTCACCGTAGCCGATGCCGGTTATCTTCTTTGCGCTGCCGGTGGTGCCGATGTCGACCTCCGATGTGTCGGCCTTGAATATGCTTGCCTGAACGGCCAGCGACAGCGCCTCGACCGCCAGAGAGATCGTGCCGCCGGTAAGCTTCTTCTTGTAGCGGCTCAATGCTCCGGAAGAATAGAGGCGGCCTTCAGCAAACTTCAGGTCAAAGTTGGCGGTGATGCCGCGGCCGAGTACCGTCTGGTTTGCGTAGGTGATCGCGCCGGTCTGGTCGTTGTACTGGTATTCTCCGAAGAGAATGTCACGCAGACCGAAAGGAACGAGTTTTTTACTGCTGAGAGCATCGCTCATAATTTTTCCTTTCCGGCTCAGAATCCCTTGGATTTGAGCCAATCATCATAAACTTTGAACTCCGCGGCGACTACGTCGTCCGCGCTTTCTTCGTTAGCCGTGCGCATCCACTGCCGCGGCTGTATGCCGCGCTTCGGGGCTCCAAACTCCCACACAAAGCCGACGTCGTTGTTGGTCGGCGGCTTGGCGTAGGTGTGCAGCGAATTTACCCGGTTAACATTGGAGACCGAGAGCACGTGCGGCTCGGCCTTGCGCCTCCCCTTAGGGTAGGCCAGATAGTAGATGCGCCCGTCCTTCCCGGTCTTACGCACTGCAACGATGCTGTTCATCAGCTGCCCGGTCTTGACGAGCCCCATCCGGCGCAGTGACCGGCGCATCGCTTCAACGCCGACCTTGCTGCCGGCCTGAAGCATCTCGTCGATCACGTCCTCCGGGATCTCTGCGATCTGCTGCATGTCCAGCATGAGCTGGCCGACGTCGGAGGAGAACTTAGCCATCCCCCAGCGCCTCCTTGCCCTCGAACTCAAACACCCAGTGCTGCCCGTCGCCGTCGTAGGCGTCGGTGATCTGCGGCCACGTAAAGCCCGCATGCCACAGCGCCCGGCAGAGCTCACGGCGGAGCGTTACGGAAGCAGCGCCCAGCGGGAGCATGAGGTGCAGCTGACACAGATAGGTGATGCGCCTCGGCTTTCCGGAAGAGTGCAGCTGGGGCATCTCGTCATAGTTGTAGGTGCAATAGGTGAGGGCGTTGCCCTCATAGATCTGCGGCGCGACCTCCGGCACGACCGGAGTCACGGCCGCGGTGATGCGTTCGTCTATCGTCATCGCGTCACCTCCGCGCAGCTCAGCTCTAACGTACCGTACCCGGTCGGATACGTGCGCTCGATGCTGTACCGGTGCCCGTCGTGCTCAAGCACGGTCTGACCGTCGTAGTCGAACTCGTTGATCTCTGCGACCATGGACAGCCTGACGCCGGCTTTGAGAGCCTCGTAAAACTCTGTGCGGCCGACGCCCTGGGAGACGGAGCAGAGAACCTCGGTCGGCACGTCCTCTGTCTCGTAGTGGTTTGCGTCGTCGTAGGTTTTCTTGACCGCGATGAGCTTGCACAGATCTGTGAACGGTGTCCGGTTACTCTTCATCGTCGTCACCCCCGTTATAGACCCCGCACAGCGCCATCGAATCTCGCAGCGCCTTGTACGAGCTGAACCAGAACTCACCGTTTCCCTGATAGTTGAACCAGTAACGGCAGTAGTTCTTAATAGCCTGAACGACGAGGGGGTCGGCGTTGCAGGCATTGTCCACGCTCTCCGCTCCGCCGATGTGGAGATCGAGGCAGGCCGCGTTTATAGCCGCCTCGATCTCGCTGTCGAGCCTCGTGTGAGAAATGCCGCCGATGGAGAGCTTTACATCATCGAGAATCGCCATTTAAGCACCTCCCGCGCACTTGTGCCCGATTCGGGCACATTAGCCGCCCGCTGCCTTCTTGTTGGTCAGCGTGATAAGGCTCTGATTCTGGACGCTCCTACCGTCGCAGACCTCGATCGCAACGGTGACCTCGTCGTCGGTCTTGTCGTCGGTGTAGCGGCGGAAGCGAAGTGCGACGCCGCTGTTGAAAATGTAGTTGCGGAAGTTGTAGAGCGCGGCGCAGATGGTGTCGGCGGTCGGGTTGGGGTTCGCGTCATCCATGTAAGCCTTGTTGACAATCTCGACGCGGCGGCCGAAGATGTAATACTCGGGCTTGCCGTTGAGGCCGTAGTTGACGCGGGCGACAGGCTGACCGTCGGTATCGACCATGCCCTGAATCTCGTTCATAAAGGTCGCCTTGGTCATAACCCAGATGGCCTCGTCGTCTTCCTCAAGGCCTTCTGCCTTGCAAAGGTCGGCGTAAGAGATGTGCTTGGTGTTGGCAATGTCGATGTTGCCCGTGGCGGTCTCGGTCAGGAAGCCCTTGGGCTGGCCGCTGCCGGTGCCCTTAAAGATGGCGGTTTCCTCGGCCTTGACGATCGCCTCGGCAACGTTCTGCGCCAGCTGTGCCTCAAAGAAGCCGTAAGCCATATTGTCCATCTCGTAGCTGACACGGACTGCGCAGCGCAGCTTGTGGTAAGAGAACGAGATGTAAGAGACGGTCTTCTTCTGGGTGTCGGAGCCTGCGCCTTCGGCGACCCACGTCGCGGTCGGCTTGACGCTGGAGGTGGGCACGGACATGCCGCCGGCGAAGTTCGTGCGGGTGACGAGCGGCAGGATGTTGCCGACGCGCTCCATCGCCTCATAGATCTTCTGGACGGTCGTGGTCGGAATGACTACGGACGCATCGCTGGTCTTGGTGTTCTGGTCGGCGTCAATAAACTTCGCGGGAATAGGAACTCCGCGGCAGACGTATGCCTGGAACGCCGCCTTATACTCGGCGGAGTCGTACATATCGTCGGGCGCGCCCTGCTCGTAGCGGCCGACCACGTTGCCGAACTGCGGGTTGACGGCAGCTGCGGCGAAATCGGGGCCGGCGACGCGGTTCTTGAGCGCGTCAAGGTTCGCCTGGCGCTTGCTGGACTCCTCGTACTCGTTGTCGAGGCTTTCGATCTGCTTGGTGACATCCTCGAATTTCTCGGTGTCGCCGGCGTCCAGAAGCTGCTGGGCCTGATTCATGAGCTCGCTGCGCTTCTGGAGATAGGTTTCTTTCTTCATGTGAGAGATCTTCCTTTCAGTTCATAAAATTTGAGTTTGGCCTTGGCTTTTATCAGATCGTCCGGGGGCTCGCCCGCGGGCGGTTTGATCGAGTTGCGCATTTTGTTGATCACTTCCGCCGGCAGCACAGTGCAGCAGGCGGCTGTGATGCGGACGGCGGGCTCGCTGACCTTGTCGATCAGACCTTTCTCCACAGCGTCAGCCGCGGAGAGCCACGTCTCCTCGTCCATGAGCTTCAGTGCCGCATCAAGCGTCATGCCGGTTTTCTCCACATAGGCGGCGGCAATCGTCTCGTTCGCCTTGCGAAGGACGTCGCTGTGCTTGTCCATGGTGTGGTAGTCCCCGGCAGCGCTGCCGGACACGTTATGTACCATGACCATCCCCGTCGGCGAGATGTCCGACGGGCCTGCACAGGCGATCACCGAGGCCGCAGATGCAGCAAGGCCGGTCACATGCAATGCGACCGGCCCTTTGTAGGCTCTGAGCTCAGAGTATATTTCCGACCCGGCGAAGATATCGCCGCCGCCGGAGTTTATGTAGACGTCAACGGGCTCACCTCTGGCCCTCGCCAGAGCGTCCCTGATTGGCTTCGGGCTTGTGTTCTCAATCCCGAACCAATCGTAGATCCATGCCTCATCGCTGCTGACGATGGTGCCCTTTACATCAATTCTCACCGGATGATGCCCCCTCTCCTATTTGCTTTGTCGGTGCGGTGTCGAGACGCCGTATCGGCTCATCGCCGCCGTCGACCGGCGCGAGGTTGAACGCAGCGCGCCACTCGTTCGGCGTCAGCGCGCCGCGGTCGACGAGTGAAACGAGGTTGAGCTTGGTTTGCATGCTGGCGCAGTCCCATGCGCTTGCCTCGAATACGATCTTGTTCCCGAAGGCTCGCGCCTTGCGTGAAAAAAGTTTCCGGGTAAACTCTTCGCTGAGCTGGTTCTGCACCCACTCGACCTCGCTGTCGAAGTGCGCGCCCCACTCGGCCTCGCTGCGTGAGGTGTCGACGACCTTCTGATTGGTCCCGAAGAGCGAATAAATGCGCTTCGTGGTTCGGTCCATCTGCGCGGCGTTCGGCACATAGTCGGTCGGGTTGACCTGCACGGCGTCAGCCTTCGCGTCGACCGCGGCCACTCCGCGGCCGTTTTCGACGTCGAGGAACGCCTTGGCGAAGCTGTTCGCCTGCTCTTCAACGTCCTTCTTCCGCAGCGAGCTGTTGAGCTTCAGCAGCCAGCGGATGACCGAGCTGTTTTTAACGGCCTTGACAATGCCCTGGTCGGTGACGGACACGATCTGCATCAGCGGTTCGAGCGCCGGAAATATCGGCGTCCCGAAGATATCATCCTTGTGGAAGTTATCCCGCAGGTGGATCACGTCCGTGTACCTGAAGGTAAAAATTTTGCCGTTGTTGAAAAAGAACTTGAGGAACAGCTCGCCGCTGCGGTCATAGATCGCCTCACAGCCGGAGGCCGATATCGGGTAGATATTGACCGCCAGCCCGTTGTCATCGCGCAAGATCAGCGCGAAAGCGTTCTGGTTGAGTTTGAGCTGGGTCATCAGTTTCTCGCGGAACACCGAGCCCGTCATCCACGGGTTCGGCTCCTCAAGCAAGAACCGGATATAAGGCTCCGGGTTTATGTCAATCTTGCGCTTGCCGTCGGCGGTGAAGCTTTCCCGGACGTGCTTCGGCGTCAGCTTGCCGACGGCTTTCACGTCCTGCCGGATGGCGGAGAGGACAATGTCGCTCTGGTAAGCTTTGCCGTTCCATGCAAAAAAGCCGTTGCCGCGCTCAGTCACAAGGTCGACGCGGGAAATTGTCTTATTTATAAATCTGTCGAATATGCTCAAAGCATCACTCCCTATGCGATCAGGTCGCGGTATTCGTCCTGCTTGTCCAGGAACACGGTGTACGCGTCCAGCAGCGCAGCCGTGCCGTCAATGCGGCGGGTCGGCTTGCTGGTCTTGTGCGGCTGAATGTTGCCGTTAACGTCTTCGTCGTAAGCCGTGTTCGCCAGGCACCACTTGTCGATCGGATTGTTGTTGTAGATGATGCGCTTGCTGCCGAGGTCATTGCCGAGGCGCTTCATTGGCTCACTGAGCGTCTTCTTGCCCTGCACGACCGGGATCATTGACATCTTGCCGAAGTAGTCAGCCATGTCCTCAACGAAGTAGGTCGCGCTCCAGCTGTCGTATCCGACGTAGGGGATGTAGATGTCCAGCTCCTCCTGAACGTAGACAAACCACTCCTTGACGTACTTCGCGTGAACGTGGTTGCCGGGGCTGAGCTGAACCAGCCCGCGGTCGAGCCACTTGTCATACGGGATCTTGTCCTCGTTGACTCGCTTGGTGAGAAGATCCTCGGCCAGCCAGTACATAGAGATCGAGAAGATCTTCTCACATTCGGGAACCTGGAAGATGACACGGGCGGCCGTGAGGTCGGTCGTGCTCGACAGGTCAACGCCGCCGATACCGTAGGTCGGATACGGCAGCACCTCTTCAACGCCGTCATGCACCCATACGAAGATCCGCTCCGAGGGGTTGAGCTTGTACGTGTCGCGGCAGTCGAGCTCCTCAAAGGTGAGCCATGCCTCGGAGCTGGTCTCGCGGATGTTAAACTCCTTACAGACCAGATTCTTGACAAGCGCGGGGTTTGCCTTGGCCTTCTCGACCTTCTCTGCGAGCGTTTTGTAGCTCTTGATGGTGCCGAGGCCGGGATTGGCCTTTTTCCAGCAGGCGGGGTCTGTCCACTCCGCACGGGCGTCGAGCTCGTAGACGAACGCGATGAGGCGGTCGTCGTGATAGCCGTCAGGATCGTCATAGCCGTTAATGACCCGCTCGATTTCCTCGTACTTCTCATCGTACAGATCCTCACGAATCTTGCCGGCGGTCGAGGTGATGAACAGCAGCGGCTGCTCGCGGGCAGACATACCGTCGGCAATGATGTCGTACAGCTGCCGCCCGTTCTTCCACTGGTGAATCTCGTCGAGCAGCGCGCAATGAACGTTGAGGCCGTCCAGCGTGTCGCTGTCGGAGGACAGCGGCTTGAATACGCCGTCGTTGTAGTCGCTGGCGATCTCGCCGACGAGCGGCCGCACACGCTTGAGCAGCGTCGGGGACTTCTGCACCATGCGCTTTGCCTCGGACCAGATGATTTTAGCCTGGTCGCGCTTGGTAGCGACTGCATAGACCTCCGGGCCGGGCTCAGAATCGGCAAGCTGCATGTACAGGCCTATCGCCGAGGCGAGCAGGCTCTTGCCGTTCTTCTTGCCGACGATCAGGATCGCCTCGCGGTACTGGCGGTTGCCCTCGATGTCGACGAAGCCGAACACCGTCGCGAGCATCGCTTTTTCCCAGAGCTCAAGCTGGATGAGCTGACCTCCGAGCTTTCCCTTGGAGTGTCGGCAGTAGTTCTCGACGAACTCGATCACGTGGTTAGCGCGCCGCGGGTCGTAGAAATACTCCGAGCCTTCTCCGTCCATGCGGCGGACTATGTGCCGGTACGTCCGGTAGATCTTCTGCGAGACGACTTCCTGTCCGCTCTCGATTTTCGTCCAGTACTCGCGTATCGGGGCAAAAGTGAGGGGATACGACCTGCGCTTTGTCACGGGTCATCACGCCCCGTGACGAAACTGCCGAAGCCGTCGTCCTCGCTGTTGCCGGCAACGGCGGGGAGCATAGAGTCGAGCTGCCGGATGATCTTCTGGTAGTTCCCGTTCAGGCTCTGGTAACTCTGCCCCTGCGGACGGGCACGGGCATAAGGCTCAACGTTTGCAGACTGGGTAAACATCTCAGTCCAGCCGTTCTCCTTGATGTCGGCTTCGAGATCCTCGCACTCGATGCGCATGAAAGCGGCGCGTTCGATGAGCGGAGCGGCGAGCTTCTGGCGAACGGGGTCTATGTCCTGGTAGATGGATTCAAGCCGTTTTTTCTCGGCTTTTATCCGGTCAGCTTTGGTCTTTGGCTTTGCATTTCGTCCCATTTTCGCCCTCCTTTCGCGGCTTTTCCTCATGTGCGCGGGGTCTTTGTTGATATTTTTCTTCTGCCCGATTTTTGCGCTTTCGGTGGGGGGCCTTGCGCGACCCTGTGTATTCTCCCGAGGCTGGGCGGCGGTCAGGAGCGGCCGAAGCCGCAGAAAAATTACGGGGGGATAGGGTCGCCGTCAGCGTCGAAGCGGATCAGCGGCGTAAGCGACGGCGCGACGCCGTGCCCGGGATACTTGTCGTGACATTCTTTGCAGACCCAACGGAGATTTGCATGGTTAAGCGCGATGTCCGGATCGTTGACGGTCTCGGCCGTCAGCATGACTGGCCAGTGATGCGCGATGTAGACGAGCCTCTCGCCGCAGTCCATACACAGCCCTCCGTCGATCGCGCGGCGCTTGGCGATGAACGCAGCGCGGCAGCGCAGCCACGCCTTGCCGGAGTAGAAACCTCTCGCCCAGGATTGACTCATACGCGGACACCCGGCCCTTTCTTCCCCGTGCGCCGGCTATCGCCTCGGCGCTGTCCGGGAAACGAAAAAGAGCCGGGGCCAGCGACAAACACACTCATGTGTCTATCACTGGCCCCGGCTCTCAAAGCACTGGCCCCGACTGATGTCGATCCGATGTTCGGTTTTGCAGAAACGGCAGAAGACGACCAGATTAGTCGCCGTTGTGTCCGGCTCGATCTTGAGCAGCTTTTTATTGCCGCGGCAGGTCGGGCACTGGAGGAACCCGTCTTTCACTGTTAGTTTACCAGAAAAACCTTGAGATTGCAATACTTTTCAGCGCTCCTTTCCTTTTAATAACATAGTTTTCAAGCCAGAAAAACCTTATAAAAAAGACTTTCCGGTGCCCGAATAGGGCACAATCTACGACCGGCGTCTGCGGTGCCGCCGAACCTTAAGCGCGTTGTTATAAGCGTATTTAACGTACTGCCATTCGCCGCGGCTGCGGACGTCCTCGAACACTGTCGTGTCCTTCGGCACGCGCAGCGGCGTGAACTCCCGCACGGAGAAGCTCTCAACTTCCGGCTTCTTAGCGTTGCGGGTGTAGCTCCAAGAGCGCTGCCCTATCTTGTCCCGTTCCTCCTTGGCCATGTACCGGGCTAAGGTCTCATAGTTCTTCTTCTTATCCACGCGCAGCGCGTTGAACTCGCATTCACCTTGCCCCCATAGCCGGAGCATTTCCTCGTAGTCGCTGCCGGTAGCGTTGCACGCTATATGTATATGCCAGCGCCCCTCACCGTGGAGGTGCTCAATCGACCAGAACATGACGAGGTTCTGCCCGCGTTCCTCGCGCGCGGCCCGGAGCTTATCAAGAAACCACTTGAATTTATTCCGGACCTGCTCGCGGGTCTCCGGGAGGTGATAGTCGTCGAAGGTCAGGCACCCGACGACGTCGCCCTTGACAAGGTTAGCCGCGAGCAGCAGCTCAAGTTTCTGCCACGAGTAAATAGCGTTCATCCGGCGCTGCGCTTCCGAGCTTGTCCCGGTGCGCCGCCGGCCGTTTGAGCTGCTGCCGCCTGAGCGATACGGGTATATGATCTCTTTAACCAGCGGCCCGGCCGATATGATCTTTTTGCGGTAAGCCATGTGCATACTCCTGACGTCCTTTGCCTCATGGCCATAGACCGCAATGTTTAATTAGTAAAATAAGCTTTGCTGTGAGGTGAACGTCTCGAAACGCTTCTCCTCCAGCTCAAAATATGTTTTGTCGATTTCGCAGCCGACGAAGTCAAAGCCGAGACTGTACGCCGCGATGCGGCTGCTGCCGGAGCCGAGGAACGGATCAAACACTCGCCCACCCACAGGTGTGCAGCATTTTAATATCCGCTGATAGAGGCTGACGGGTTTGCTCGTCTCGTGGAAGCGTCCTTCACGGACTTGAAAGCCGCCGGCGTACTCCCATACGTTACAGTGCTCATCATCTGGCTGCCAGTAGTTCCGCAGCTCCTCGTACTGCTTCCGCAGCTCCTCGTACTGCTTCCGCTGATCCTCGTACTGCCCGAAGCCGAGCGGCTCGTAGACTGCCGTCCAGACGGCTTCCGTCGGGATCTCAAATTGATTGTCCTGAAAGTAGTGTCTGAGCATGTGCGGCTTCTTCCCCGTGACGGCTGTATACTTTTCTGCAATATCCTTTTGAGTCAAGCCGAGACGCTGCATCTCCTGGCGGTACCACTCTTTCAACGGCTTATAACATTCGGGGTTGCTGTTAATATAATCGCGCCCGGTTTTGTTCCAAGAAGTGTTGCAGCCGGGAGTTGAGAACCAGTGGACAAGGTACTCGTTGACATTGAAGAAGCTTCGCAGTCCGGTGTTCTTGGCACACTCGGCGGTCTTCCAGCTTTTGGCGCGGAAATTGCGTTTGTAAAGAACTATGAAATCCCGAAGAACGAGGCCGGGCAGTGTCTGCGATTCAGCCATTATGCGGCAGAGCTGAGACATGTCGGAATGAAACATCCATAGGCTGCCCGTATCCTTGAGAATACGGCTGAACTCACGGAGCCACGCCATCACGTCGCTCACATAAGCGTCTACGCTCGGCCACTTATCCCATGCGGCTTTGGCAATGTTATAGGGCGGGTCAGCGACAACGACGTCAAACACCTTGTCGGGCAGTGACCGCATGTACTCCATGCAGTCACAGTTAAGGGCTATGCTCTCGGGCATGTTTTACCTCCTGAATCATAGCCCGTGGAGTCTGGCTCACCCGGCGGAAGAATTGTTATTTACAGTTTGTGCTGCTTTCCGTCTCGCGTGACGATCTTGATATCATACCGCACCTCGCGGGGCGAATAATACTTACCGCAGGCCGCCTTAAGTGCGGCCTCCTGCTTGGCGATGGCGTACTCGTTATCCTTGGTGTCGCGCTTCTCAAGCTCGCGGATCTCCGCGTACTTGGCATTGAAAGCGTCGTGGAAGCGTTTCAGCCGCTCCTCACCGAAACCGAAGCCCTCAGCAAGTGCGAGGCAGACCGCATCGAGCGTCTGCTGCTCGGTGTAGGCGATCACTTTGATCGTCCACAGTTCGCGCTCGGCCTTCTGCCGGGCGAGTAATCCGCTTTTACTCATGGAGTTTCTCCGAGTTAAGGACGTCGAATGTCAATGATAACGTCTTTTCCCCAGCGTTGACCTCAAGGCCGGAAATGTAGGCCTTGCACTCCATGATGCACGAGGAGCAAGGACCGATGAGGGGATAACGGATCAAAAGCGGCATGGACGGAGTCAGACCGGTCAGGTCTATCTTATGAGGATCGTTAAGCATTCTGTCCACTGCCGGGAGAGCGCGCACGGCTCGTGAGCACTTGAGTACGGCGAGTTGATCGGTGCCGTCGGGGTCGGTTTCAAAAAAGACGTCGGATATTACGCGAAGCGCCTCTTTCTTGGTGATGTATTCATCCATTAATTTTCCCTCCGTTTATTATCGTGAATTTCTTCCGTGCGGCCTCTGCCCGCCGGTCGATTACCCGCCGTGATTCCCGGTACCGTTCGCACTCGCAGCGGGTCTGGATGCGATACCGGGGGTCGGCACCGTGCCACCAGCGGCACTCGTCGCACGTAAAGCAGATATCATCTATTGCGTCGAGCTCGTCCGGATCGCGGGAGTAGGACAGTTCGCAGGAGAAAATGCAGGTGCGGCATAGGCAGTTATCACAGCTCATCGGGCGGCCAAACCTTCACGATCTCACACAGCCCGTCCAGGCAGCAGACAGGCGCGTCGCTGGTTCTCAGGACAATTTCAATAGAGTCCAGAACGACGGAACCGCCGTCCGCTATAGATATCGAGTATCTCTTAATCATGTCAATCCTCTTCACATACTCAGCCATTGTCTTTCTCCTCAATCGGCGCACCTTGCTCAACCCATTTGTCGAGCTTTATCGATAGTGACAAAAGCTCATACTTAAGGAGCTCCTCATATCCTCGCACAACGCTCTCGGGAACCTTGAGCCGATGCTGTCTGTACAGCATTCCCTCGAATTTAATGTCACCCTGGGCCTTGATGACCCTCTGCGCCCCTTTAAGGCACTCGTCAAGGAGAGGATGATAACCCATCTTCCACCCTCCTTTTACACTTCTGGCGGGATAGGATACCACGCCACGACATCAACATCGCCGAGGGAAAACGACCCGTCGGCATATACGGTCTGGATGTCAGCCAGCACAAGGTCATCATCCAGAGGGTGGAACTTGGTCAGATACACGCCGGGCTCCGTTGGCCTGCCTGCGATCCACTTCGGCTCTGCCGTGCCGGTGCCCGATTCGGGCACATCGCGGCCGAAGAGATAATCCAGCGAGCAGCCGAGCAGATCGGCCAGCTTGACGAGGCTCGATATACCGTCTCGGCCTACGACGTAGCCGAACGGAAGCCGGGTGTCTGTCGTCAGCTTGCCGCCGCCGTCAAGCAACACGGTCGCGTCCTTGGGAGGCAGGGTGGCGTATATGCCGGCCTTGCCGCAAACCTCGTTGTAATCGACGCCCGCCCTCTTGCAGGCCTCGCCCATCCGGTTCCAGAGGAGCCGCAGCGCGTCGATCATCGGCCTGTCGCGTTCGGCCTGCGCCGCAGCTTTCGCGGCCTTGGCCTCTTTGTTCTCAGCCTTTTTCTGCGCCTTGACTCCCTCCATGCGGGAGCAGCACTTTGAGCAGGTCGCAAGCTCGTCGCAGTCGTAGCAGCAGCCGGAGCCGCAGTGCGTATAGCCTCGCCATCCGTTGGAGTAAAGTTTATCCACCAGATTCGGAACATTGACGCAGGTCCCGCCCTGCTCGCAGCGGCAGGCCATTTTGCTGAAACGCTGGATATCCGCGCTCTGATCTTTAACCCTGCTCGAATAAAGGTACCTGATGTCGTCCCGGTCTTTCCGCGTCGCACGGTCCACGATGACACGCTGGGTGTCGACCGGCAGCTTGGCGAGCTCATAGGCCGTGTCCTCCGGCAGTTTGCCCTTTTCGTAATACCCGGCGTAGATGTCCGGCGCGAGCTTGTTGCGGATGACCTTCAGGCGGGACAGCTTCGACTTGCTCACCTTGCAGGCCTCGGCGACGTGGTCGCGCATCCTGCCGGGGAACTCGACGCCCTCCTCCTTGAGCTGGTAGAGCAGCGCCTCGACGCGCTCGGCCTGCTTAGAGATATCCGCGGAAGACATCCGGCGGGTGTCGGAGTTGGCGTAAATCAGGCGCAGCTCGCGCAGCGCCTCGCTGCCGCCGTCAGCCTCGACGATGCAGGGCACCGTCTCAAAGGCCTTGTTGCCGTCCTCGACGATCTTGCGCATCGCCGCCGTGCGGCGGTGGCCGCTGACGATGATGTACTCGCCGCTGTGCTCCGCATCGCGGCGAACGCGGACGGGCTGCTGGAGTCCCGCAAACTCGATGTTTTCGGCAAGCTCCTCGATGCCGTCGAGGGAGTAGAAGTTGTTCGGGTCGTCCCGCAGCTTGTCGAGCCCTATGTACTCGATGCGCTCACGGCCGTCACTTGTGCCCGAATCGGGCACATTTTTAAGCACCGATGCTAAATCGAATCCCATGACCGCACCTCCTCACATAAGCGCCGCGACGACGCGGCGGTAATCGACGCCCGCCGCGCTCTTCGGCGAGCTGATAACAAGGGGTTCCTGCGCAAAGGTCATGTCGTCGACCTTATTCGTGCGCCGAACATGCGGCAGCACCGGGAGCCCGAACTCGCGCAGCATCTTCTCGGCCTCGATGATGTTATCGGACTTGTACCACATCGTCGGCAGTATGCCGGCGACGGTGAGGCTGTCGTTGATTTTGCGCATATTGCTGACCTGCTGCATGATGTTCGCCATCCCGCGCAGGGAGAACGCATCGAGCTTGATCGGGATGATGACCTCGTCCGCCGCCACCAGCGCCGCGGCAGAGGCCGCATTGAACGCCGGCGGGCAGTCGATGATCATCCGGTCGTACCTGCCGTCCAGCTCCGCGGCCAGCTCACGCAGGCACACGGCGGAGGCGCTGCCGGTCTCGATCTTCGTCAGATCGAGGTCCATCAGGCTGTCGTCTCCCGGCAGGAGGTCGACGCCGTCGAACCTGCTGTGCTCGATGCACGGCGCGAGGCCGCGCAGCATGTCGGCGAGGGTGCCGGGATGCGCGTTGCCGCGCTGGAAAAACTCGGTGCAGTTGCATTGACTGTCCGCGTCCACCAGCAGGACGCGCTGCTTGTAATCCTTGGCCAGTATCGCGGCCATGTTCAGGGCTGTCGTCGTCTTGGCAACGCCGCCCTTGAGGTTGATAATCGCGGTTGTTCTCATCGTAGGTCCTCCAGACTCTGATTTTGGTTAAAACTTGAAGCTTTCGTAAAGTGTCGCGCCGCCCGCCTGGTACCGTGCTCTGTACCACCGGTGCGCCCAGTTGATCTCGACTATTTCGCCCTCGACGTCACCCTTGACGCCGTATGAGCTGAGGGAACTTACATCGCTGAACTGTGTCCATGCCGAAGGGATAAACCGAATCTTGTCTCCGATCTTCGTCGTGCCTCACCTCCTAAAACGGGAGCTCGTCGCCGTTGTCCGGCAGCTCTTCGAACGTGATCTGTCCGGCTCGCTTTTTGAGCGCCGCGGCCTTGAGCGCCTTTTGCTGGGCTTCCCAGTACTTCCTCGACATCGCATCAGACACGGGGTCAAACCGCATGTGCGCGGGGTCGAAGCTGAGATACAGCTGCCCACAGGGGCCGTCCTTATTCTTGTCGATAACGACGATACGATCGCTGGCGCGGTCGCCGGGCTTGACCAGCCCCATGAGCAGAATTATGTCGGCGTCCTGTTTGAGTTGCCGGGATTCTCGCAGCATCTCAACGTTCGGAATGATCGGCGCGTTGCGTAGCTTGGCTTGGTTGTCCGGTGGGGTAAGTTGCGACAGCGCTACGACCGTTACACCGAGGGACTGTGCCAGTGTCCGGAGCTGTATGGAGATGTTAGTGACGATCTCCGGGCGGGAGCCGCCCTCAGCGTTGGCGATTTGCAGGTAGTCAAGCATGACGATGTCGTATCGGTTCGCGACGGCTACGGCACGGATGTCGTCGATAGTCGCGCCGGAAGCTTCGGCCACGTCACAGACAAGCCTTGAGGTTTTCTCGCCGTAGTCCATGATGCGGGAGTAGTCGTCCTTGCTCAGCCGCTTGTTTTTCATCGCCTGAAAGTTCACCCCGGTGTTCTGCGCTACGCTGCGCATCAGGAGCTTGCGCTCTGTGGTTTCAAGGCTGAAGATGCAGACACGCTTGCCGCTCTTCGCGGCATTGAGCGCCAGCTGAAGCATTATCGCCGTCTTGCCGACGGAGCTGTCAGCGCCGATAATCATGTAATCCCCGGCGGCGACTTGCACCGTGTCGTTGATGGTGGGGATACCCCAGTCTATGTACTGCGGTGGGGTCGGGTCGCCCAGATAATCAAGCAGGCGGCCGAGGCTGTCCGAGTAGGACGCGACGCGGATGCGGGGCTTGATAACGACCCGGTCGACCTGCGCCAGAGCCTTGCGCGCACAGTCGAGGTCGGGGGCGGTAACTATCTGCATCGCGACGGCCTGAAGCTGCCGGAGCTTGCCGGAGTCCTCGACTATGTCGGCGTATGCTTCCCAGTTCGCAGCGGTCGGCGTCATGCGCATCAGATCGGCAAGGAACTGTGTCGCGCCGTCTCCGAGGCGGCTGGCCAATACTGCCGGGTCTACGGGCTCATTGCCGTAGAACATCACCCGGAGCTGCTTGAACGCTTCCCGGCACCACTTGTCTCCGAAGTCGTCGGCCTTGACGCGCTGGAACACCGCGCCGCATATCTCCGGGGAGATGAGCATTGAGCCGAGCAGCGACTGCTGCGAGTACAGCGTCTTGTCGTTCTTCACGTCCATAGCGGCAAGACCTCCACGTCGTCAGTCTCGAACATCGCCGCAGGCTCCGCCTCGTCGATCTCCTCGGCGTCGAGCCAGAGCCGCCCGTTGAGATAGGAGCTTAGGTGTGGCACCCCTATGCCGCGGCTCCATTCGTCCGTCCGGAGCTGCCTCATAAGCGCCTTAGCGATGGTGTCGATCAGCTCGTCTGAAGGCTTGAGCTTGTCCCATGCCCTCATAGCCCGCTGCTTGCTGCCGCGCTTGGAGTGCGGGTAGAAGCTCCAGAGCTTGGTGAAGCGCTCCGGCTTATGCTTCGGCTCAGAAACACACACAACATCCCCCTGGGGGGATATAGGGGGGTTATTGTTAATATATATATTATTCTCTTCCCCATTTTTGGGGATAGGGTATCCGTTATTTTGGGGATACCTATCCCCATTTTTGGGGATAGGGTCAGGCACTACGACACTCACGCGGTCGACGTAGATTTTTCGGTCTGAAACAGCGCCTTTTTCGTCGCGGACGACCTCGATCTGAATGTAACCTTTTTTCTCAAGCGTCCCGATCAGATCACTGACGGTCTTCTTGGACAGCCCGAAAAGCTCGCTCAGGTACTTGTTGGTCGCCCAGCAAAAACCGGTGCTGTCCGCAAGCGCCGTAATCTCTGCATAAATGAGCTTCGCATTGGGGCGCAGCTCTTCGTCATACCGTACCCTTGCGGGCAGAACTGCCCAGTATCCGGGCTTTCGGCATAATGCGCCTGTCGCCATAGTCTCTCCTCCTCTTTTCCGAGTGCTCTCGATATGCGGCACCGTTCCCGATGCCGCAGGTTCCAAAGCACTCACAGATCAATACCGTAGTGCTTCGCAAGCTGGCGGATGATCCGGCCGCCAAATGCGCCCTTAGTCAGGTTGATAAACTCCTCCGGGGTCATGGCGTCACTCATGCTGAGCCCGTGATCCTGCGCGAAGGCGGCGCGCCCCTGCGTGCAGCTGCCCGTGAGGCGATGGTGCCAGTCATAGAAGTCCGCGACGGTGTAAGCCTCGCCCGGTGTGAAATGCTCCCGGAACGCTTCAAGCTTCTCCTCGACGGGCATATCGTCAAAAAGCTTCTCCTCCAGCGCTGCCTGAGCTGCGTGAAGATCCTCACCGTGCGCGAACTTTCCGCCGCCCTTGACGACGAATGTCCTGCGCTTCGACAGGTCGGTCATCACGATAAAGCCCATCGCGACAGAGCCGCGGAGCCCGGTGATGATCGTCGGCACACCGTCGATCATATAGACAGGTGCTCCGCAGAGAGTCTTTAAGCCGTAGCCCTCGCCGTAGCCGTCGCCGTCGCCGTAGCCGTCGCCGGAGCCGTAGCCGGAGCCGTTAAATTCGACCTTCAGGAAATCCTGAACCGTTAAGCTGTCCATACGCGAACCGCCTTGATGCTCGCCTCTGCGGCCTCGGTGCAGGGGATGATCTCGATCGCGTCCGTTATGCAGATCTCGGCGACCGGTGCGGGGAACTTACAGGACTGGGGCTTCTTGGTGCCTATGTTGGCAAGCTCGGATATGCTGGCTGCGCCGTCCCAGTACCAGATACGGCGGCAGTCGGTCAGCGTGACCTCTCTGCCCTCCTTGCTCTTGAGATTCCCGGCAAATACGCCGGAGCGATCGCCGCGGACGATTACATACTTGTTCTCAAACATTGGTAAACCTCCTTTAATTTCTTCGAGATGCGAGTGCTCTCGATATGCGGCACCGTTCCCGATGCCGCAGGTTCCAAAGCGCCCGTTATACCACTTTCATCCCCGGGTAGTACCCGCAGCCGACGAGCTTC